CCCATGTAACCTGCTCCTCCAACAGTACAAATCATCATTAAATGTTCTACATTGAAGACGTAGTTCTTGATTTTAAATAAAACTGTCTTCAAAGCGTCCTTACATTTAGCATAAGCCTCCAATAAGAACTCCTTCCAATGATTCTTAATCATGTAATAGTCATCAACTATTTCCATCAATTTGTGTGATGTGTTAAAATTGCATTTTGTTGCATCCAACACCATACCTGATTGTATTAAAAATCTATTATATCGGAGAGTTAAGTGTTCTAAAAATGCTTCCATCTTATCGAAAACTGCAATTGCAGGACCTCCAACATTTCTGACCAAATTTGGAATTAGATGAAAATCTATCCAACTATAGTCAAATGTATCTAAATCAACAATTCTGTTTTCTTTAAATACCAACTTAACCACTAAATCACGTCTTCTGTTAAATGCATCAACATCAGTTATGTTTTTGGATGAGGATAGGTAATTAGAGTTTGAAGTTATAATTATAACTTTGGAAGTAAATCTAACTTCTCCTTTTATACCTTGCTCCTTGTTATCAACTGATGAAACCTCTAGAGGTAAATCAATAGTGTCGACAAATTTTATCAACCATTGTTCTTCTTGCTCAGTAGTGAACTGCAAATAATCATTAAGAATAAATACTGGTTGGTTATTATAACCATCAAAATATTTATTACTGGTTGAATGAGAATAAACGTATTCATTTAGGACCTCATCTGGTATATCTGCATCCACTGTTGCCTTCATGTACCCTCTAGCAAATGTTGTTGCTAAATGTTTTGCCAAAGTACTCTTTCCAATACCTGGTTCACCACACAGCCACAAAACATATGGCATATGTCTCTTACCAGGTAATAAACCTAATTTATCAGCAAAGATATATGTTTGATCATACCACTTGATAAATTTATGTAAGACTCCAGCAATACCTCTAGATAAATGGTCATCTATTAATATGCGTTCCTTAAGATAACTATATCGAGATAAAAATTGTGTTAAATAATGTGAATTATATAAAATTCTTAAATATCCCATATTATACATCTTAATTGTGTCATCCATAAATGACTTAAATTCCGTATTGGTAGTTACATTAATGTACATACCAATTGTTGGAAAAACTTCACAAATAATACTCATGACAATGTCTGGTAACATTTGGATGATAGCAATAATAACAGACTCGAAAGTTTTAACTGTTAATAAGGTTGATCCTAAAGTTTTAACTGCAGCC